GTTCACCTGCTAGCTCGCCCATGAAGTTCTTAAAATCTTCAATCTTTTTAAGCTGTGGCGCTTGCGTATCGTAGCTAGAATAATCTACTATTCTATTAAAACCTCTGTCCGATACAGCAGTTGTCCAAGTTTCGATATACTCATTCCTTGTAACTTGAATTTTTTCTGGCTCACCTAACCAATACTTTGTCATGGTTACTGTTTTTTCTTTTGTCATAATTAAGTACCTCTTTTTTCTTTGTTGCTGTTGATTATAACTTAACACGCTTTTTAAATTGTGTCAAGCTTTTTATCAAATAAATTTTGAAATATAAAAACCTATGTAAAATCCTAAAGGCATTACAATAATGGTTGCTATTACATAAGCCAACATAAGCTTATAAAATACTAATTTTTTTTCAAGTTTTTTATATCTTCTTGTCATTTTTGTTATCCTTGTATTTCTAACTTGATTTAACATTAACACGCTTTTTAAATCTTGTCAATCTTTTTAAAAAATAATTTTCTGTATCATACTTTTTATAATATGTCAATAGCTAAATTAAAATAATATCAATTTAGTTTAAAAAATATTTTTTAATAGTAACATAAGGGTATATACTTAATGACGCTTAAAACTCATTTATGGGCGTTTAAAGCATATATACATATATTACAGGCAAAAAAAACCCGTCAATCAAGACGGGCTAAAAAGTATTTTTATTTGGTTATATTAGAAGTTTGTGCGTTGCGCGGTACGGAATCTGTCCATTCCTTCCTTCATGCAATAAGGCGTTTTAGGATAGCCATTATTGAAACGTAAGGCGCGTATTTCTGGACTAGGTGCGTATTCTTTATAAACCACGCCATCAATTACCTTTTCATTAATGAGCTTAGACGGCTCGCGTTTTTTAGTTTTAAAAGTGTCCTCCAATGTACGTGGTATAGCGTTAAAAGAAGGCGTATTAAATCTAGCATTATCTTGATTATACATATTATTTTACCTCAAAATTAAGATCAATTAAAGATGGGTATCTGTCAACTAAATTACTAATATCAATACCCTCTGTTGTTGTATATTTAAAAGCTAACTCCAAGTCGCGCGCTGTTCTTAAACCTTCATTAATTGCGCTGGCTTCGGTTTCACACGCATACTCAAGTAGATCGCCATTAGGATAATTAGAACTAGGCATCATCTCATTAAAATCAATGTCAAATTCAATAAGCTGGATTGACCAACCTTTGCAAGGTTTGTGAACTGTTATATAAGTGTCATTCATTTGTGTTACTCCTTTATGTTTTTCCCGTTTACTAAAATTGAAGTTATGTATTTTATGGAATGATCCCACATGTTTTTGACCGTTGATTCTGCTTCAGTATGACTGTCGCTTTTTATAAGACTCACTTGCGGTTTGTTTGGGTCATTAAAATATATAACATAATATTGATTCATGATTTTGCTCCTTTTATTATTAACAGTACCAAGCATATCAAAAGTTATATAACTTTGTAAAGTTTTATTTACTACTTATTAAATAGTTAAATTTGAAAATTTGTAAACTACTTTGCAAACTTTAAAAAGTAGTTTGCCACCGGATAAACTTGTAAAGCTTTCAAAGTTTGAAAAGTTTGTAAAAAACATTTGTTAAGCTTGTAAAGATTGTACAAGCTTGCAAAGTGTTGACAATAAAGGAACATGAGCAAGCAGGGCGGGCAGAGTGCCAGTGTACCCCCTCCCCCTATATATATAAAAGTTATACATTTCACAAACTTTTCAAATGTTTACCAGTTGCGCGATAACATATAAGAATAAATATAATAATTAACTATTATATTGATTAAACTTCACAAACTTTACCCGCGCTATAAGAGCTGTTTATTTGTCAGGCTTGTTAGGTGTTGAAACCCCTCGACCATTACATTCATTATACAGTTTATTTTCACATTTGTCAAGTCCTAAATAAAAATAAATAACTTGACAAACTGTAAAAGTAACCTTATAATAGTAGTTATCATGAATTTATTGCCCGAAAAGAAAAACAATCGTAATCTCACCGAAAAACAAAAATCATTTCTAGATAATCTAGTTACTACTGAAGGCGATTTTAAGAAGGCAGCAGAGCTTGCAGGGTACTCAGGCAATCACTATCAAGTACTCAAATCCTTAAAAGAAGAAGTAGTCGATTTGGCTTCAGATGTTCTTGCTCGTTCCGCACCTAAAGCAGCTTTCAAATTAGTTGAGATGATAGATAGCAACAGACCAATTCCTCAAGCTAGTCAAAAGCTCAATGCAGCACAGACAATACTTGATAGAGTAGGCGTTGCTAAGACAGACCGCGTACAAGTAGATCATAATGTACAAGGGGGTATCTTTATATTGCCTGAGAAACATTCAGTAGTGATAGAGGATACAGAGTTTAGTGATATAACAAAGGAGGAAGATTAATTATGGATACTATAATTATAATTGGTTTTATAGTAGTAGTTGCTGCTGTCTTGATTAAAAGACGTAAGCCTGAACTATATGCATCTTTAAAATCAAAACTAAAGTTCAAGTAAGATGAATAGAGAGAACGGCTATATAAAACGTGCATCCTCAACTATTCCTTTTGGTTATGAGATAGATCTTGAATCAAGATACTTGAAACCTATACCAGAACAGATAGAAGCACTTGGTTTAGTAGAGAAGATGATTGTTGATGAAGAAATATCATTACAAGAAGCTGTTGATTGGTTAGAATATAAAACCGATAGAACTATATCACGTGCAGGTCTTAAAAAACATGTAGATAAGAAGTATGGAAAACGAAGCGAAAGATTGGGAACTGAATCCAGATCGTTACTTGCAAGATAACGAAGGTAACTTTGTCCGTAAGAAAGACGGTACACCACGTTTAAAAGCAGGCAGACCTAAAGGATCAGGTGGAAGTTACCATGTTTCTGACTCGCAGAAAGCCAAATATGCTGTTCACCGTAAGATAGCTCGTAAAAAGAAAAACATAAAGAAGTTAGAAGAAAAGCTTAACAATGCTAGAAAGTCTTACAAAGCCACAACCAATACAATAAATAAGCTTTCCGATAAGACGGATCGCGTTGTTACGCCTTCAGAGCTAGAAGCCCTACCGAAAGCAGTACAGGAAGTATTGCCAGAACAAGATGTTCTTTTTCATCCTAATGATGGACCACAGACTGATTTCCTTGCTGCAGGCGAGAAGGATGTTTTGTACGGTGGAGCTGCTGGTGGTGGTAAAAGCTACGCAATGTTAATTGATCCACTACGCTACGCACATAAGAAAGCTCATCGCGCACTAATTCTTAGACGTTCTATGCCAGAACTGCGCGAAATGATAGACAAATCCAGAGAACTATACCCTCTTGCATTTAAAGGAGCTAAGTTCCGAGAAGTTGAAAAGCTTTGGAACTTTCCAAGTGGTGCAAAGGTAGAGTTTGGCTTCCTTGAACGTGATGCTGATGTATATCGTTATCAAGGACAAGCATACAGTTGGATTGGATTTGACGAAATAACACACCTACCTACAGAGTTTAGCTGGAACTACCTAGCTTCCCGACTACGTACTACTGATTCTACTATACAAACATACTTACGCTGCACAGCAAATCCGGGCGGTGTAGGTTCGCATTGGGTAAAGAAAAGATATATAGAACCTGCAGAACATAATACAAGCTTTAAAGGCGGTGATGGTTTGTCTAGAAAGTTTATTCCCGCAAAACTTGCGGATAATCCTTATCTTGCGGAAGATGGCATATATGAACAAATGCTTAAGTCTTTACCGCCTATTCAGCGCAGACAGCTCTTAGAAGGTAATTGGGATGTTGCAGAAGGAGCTGCTTTTGTAGAATTTGATACGCAAGTTCATGTAATTCCTCCATTTAAACTGCCTATAGGGTGGGAAAGAGTGAAAGGAGTTGACTATGGATATGCCTCTGAAAGCTGTTGTTTATGGGGAATTATAGATAGTAATGACGGAACTTTAATAATTTATCGAGAATTATACAGAAAAGGCTTGACAGGAGAGGAATTAGGCAGTATAATAACACATATGGAACTTGAAGATCCTTTTGCAGTTTCTGGCGTTCTAGACACCGCAGCTTGGGCTAAAACAGGCTCTTCAGGACCGACTGTTGGTGAAGCTCTGTTACGCGCAGGACATAAGTTAAGAAGAGCTGATAAGAACAGAGTACAGGGAAAAGTTCAGATACACGAATTTTTAAAAATTAAAGAAAGTGGTAGACCTAAGTTACAGATATTTAACACTTGTCCTAACTTAATAAGAGAGTTACAAGGGATACCGTTATCAAAAACAAATCCAGAGGATGTAGATACTCATGCTTCGGATCATGCATATGATGCTTTAAGATATATGATAATGAGCAGACCTAGAATAGTAAGCCCATATGACAGGATACGAGAGTTGAAAAGAGAAATGTACGCACCTTCTGATGCAACCTTTGGTTATTGAACATGGCAGAAAAAGAAAATACATTTTTAAACGCTGATAACATTTATGAAAATGTCGAAGGTGAGGCTGGTAAAATTCTTGATTTAGAATTTGACCAACAAAATAATCTTGTCGGTCTTATAAAAAGTAGATTTGAACAAGCTGAAGATTCTCGTAAAGTAGACGAAAGACGCTGGTTACGTTCTTATGAAAACTATAGAGGACTATATGCAAAGTCTGTTAAGTTTAGAGAGTCTGAGAAGTCTAGAGTATTTGTTAAAGTTACTAAAACAAAAGTACTAGCAGCCTTTGGACAATTAGTAGATGTTATATTTGGAACTGGTAAGTTCCCTATTGGCATTAGTGAAACTAAAGTTCCCGAAGGTGAGCATGCTTCAGCACATCTAGACATACAAAACCCTATGCAAGGCATAGAAACATCTCTTCCTAATGAAGAAATACCTGCTAACATAGGTAATCGTATAGAAGATGAACCACAAGAAAATCCTTATGATATAGGTTATGAAGGTGATGGACGAACTTTAAAAGCTGGAGCTACTTTTGGTAAAGGTGTTTTTAACGATAGTCTTGAAGACCAAGCAGAAGCTAAAGGATTTTTACAAGAAGGTTTCAGTCCTAATCCTCAAGTACTAGAAATAAGTCCTGCACAAGAAGCAGCAAGACGTTTAGAAAAATTAGTACATGACCAGATAGATGAATCTAACGGATCATCTGAAATAAGAAATGCCTTACTTGAATCTTCATTGTTAGGCACAGGTATTGTTAAAGGACCATTTAACTTTAACAAAACACTTAGTCGTTGGACAGAGAATGAAGAAGGTGAAAGGGAATATAATCCTTTAGAGGTTAGAGTTCCTAGAATAGAATTTGTAAGTTGTTGGGATTTTTATCCTGATCCTGCAGCAACTAATATGGACGAGTGTGAATACGTTATACACCGTCATAAAATGAATCGTAGTCAACTTAGACAGTTGCGCAACATGCCATACTTTGACGAAGATGAAATTCGTGAATGTATTAAGATGGGTGCTAACTACGATGAGAAAGATTTTGAACAGAAACTAAGAGATAATTCTAAAACAGAAGAAGAGTATAATTCTAATTTTGAAGTTCTTGAGTATTGGGGGATGATGGATGCTGAATACGCAAGAGAAGTAGGAATAGATTTACCTAAGTCAGTAGATGATTTAGACGAAGTTCAAGTTAATGCGTGGACATGCGGTAATAAATTATTAAGAGCAGTTATTAATCCTTTTACACCTTATCGTATTCCATACCATGCTTTCCCATATGAGAGAAATCCTTATAACTTCTTTGGTATTGGTGTAGCGGAGAACATGGATGACAGTCAGCAAATAATGAACGGACACGCTAGAATGGCTATAGATAACCTAGCTCTTTCTGGTTCGATAGTTTTTGATATAGATGAGTCTGCTCTTGTAGGTGGACAATCAATGGATATATATCCGGGAAAAGTTTTCCGTAGACAAGCAGGGATGCCCGGACAATCTATTTATGGCTTAAAGTTTCCTAATACTGCAACAGAAAACATGATGATGTTTGACAAGTTTAGACAACTTGCAGATGAACAAACAGGATTACCTAGCTATAGTCACGGACAAACAGGTGTTCAAAGCATGACAAGAACAGCATCTGGTATGTCAATGTTGTTAGGAGCAGCTAGTTTAAACATTAAAACAGTTGTAAAAAACCTAGATGATTTCTTATTAAGACCTCTAGGCGAAGCATATTTCCAATGGAACATGCAGTTTTTTGAAGGTGATTTAGATGTTAAAGGCGATTTAGAAGTTAAAGCTACTGGAACAAATAGCTTAATGCAGAAAGAAGTAAGAAGTCAAAGATTGACTATGTTCTTACAGACTGCACAAAGTCCGGCTATTGCTCCGTTTGTTAAAATTTCTAAATTGATAAGTGAACTAGCCTATAGCTTAGATTTAGATCCTGATGAAATACTCAACGATCCTGAAGAAGCAGCTATCATGGCTCAAATAATAGGTATGCAAAATGCTGGACAAAATACAGGCGAGGAAGCTCAACCCACTGGTCAACAACCCGAAGCAATGGGAGGCGGTGGAGGAGTACCTCAAGCACCTCAAGACATTGGAGCTACAGGTACTGGCGGTGGCAACATCGGAACTGGAAATGTACCGTTGCCAGGGGAGGATCAATTCTCTGGAACGGTTGCTGCAGCTCCCCCAACAGGTTAAACAAATAATTAAAGAGACTAAATAATGCCAAAGAAAAAGAAAAAAGGATTACTATCCGATGACAAAGCCAGAGTAGGTTATCAAGAGGGTGCTGACGTAACAGAAAATGATACAGAAGAAACAATACTTGTAGATTTAGAGTTTACTCCAGAACAAATAACTGAAATAATGAAAATGGTAGACGAAGAAAGAAACGAAATAATAAAAGCAAGAAAAGAAGAAATACTAGAAAATGAAAAAAGAGCTGCTGAAATTGCCCTTGAAGCAGGAACTAAATTACACGATGAAGATTTAAGAAATCAAAAACAAGGTGGCGGTTTATTAAGTGATGATAAAGCTCGTATGGCTTATGCCGAAGGTGAAGAAGTTGCTGCAGAAGATGAAGATATGGAAGGAGTTGCAATCTCTATATCTCCTGTAACAGCAACTAAAGAAGACATAGAACAAGTAGAAACAGCAGATACAGACGAAATGGTATCTGATAATGAAATGGAACAAGATCATCTAGATTTTATAATAGATAACGCACTAGATGAAGAAGATGAAGTATACTTAATGGAAGTATTACAAGCTGATTCAAGACTTAGCATGATATTTGATAGAGTCATGGATACAGCTTCAGAATTTTCAGGGGATGGACCTGTTGAAGGTTTAGGCTCTGAGGTCTCCGATTCGATACCTGCAAGGTTATCGGATGGTGAGTTTGTTATGACAGCTAAAGCTGCTGATGAAATCGGTCCTGATAATTTACAGAACATGATGGATGAAGCAGAAGAAGTTAGTGATAACAGACAACAAGCAGCACAGGGTGGTGAAATAGAAGATGACAAACCTATAGTTAGTGAGTTCGGAAAACCTGTTGATGAAGACATCGCAGAAGACGAAATCAAAAAAGGAATGTTATCTGTTAATCCACGCTTGCAATAACGATAGAGCTACCTTAGTTTATTCTAAGCCCTCTATCACAACATTAACCGAAAGGCTACCTTTACAAAAACAAACCCTGCACAGTCGACACATGCAGCTACTTTGTTTAGAAAGCCCTGAGTAGGAGTAAAGAAAATGGCTAAAACAAGTCAAAAAGAAGAACCTAAAGCTAATCCGTATAATCAAACTAAAGATTGGCACGATGGAGAAAAGACAGAATTTGTATCTTCAGATAGTTTATTTTTCTCACAACCAGAAGCAGAAGAAGTTTCTGATAATGTAGAAGAGAAAGAAACTAAAGCTAAAACTAAGAAGGCTGCTAATAAAGATAAACCTTATAGCAAACCTGATTATAAAAAAAGATACGATGACTTAAAATCTCATTACGATAAAAAACTTAACGAGTTTAAGTCTAGAGAACAGACGCTTATAGAAGAAGCCAGTAGTGGCAAACATAACTATAAAGCTCCTAAGACTAAAGAAGAACTTGAAGAGTTTAAAAAGCAGTATCCTGATGTATATGATGTTGTAGAAACTGTATCAGATTTAAGAAGCGGTGAGAATATAAAATCTTTACAAGATAAAATCTCAGCACTTGAAAAACGAGAAACAGAAATTTTACAACGTGAAGCTGAGAAAAGGCTTCGTTCTAAACATCCTGATTTTGATGATATTCGCAACAGCGAAGATTTTCATAGTTGGGCTAAAGAACAGCCTCAATCAATTCAAGATTGGATATACAGTAACGCAGATGATGCTGACTTAGCAAGCCGAGCTTTGGACTTGTTTAAAAAGGATTTAGGCATTACCACTTCTTCTAAGACTAAAAAACCATCTTCTAAGCAGTCCAATAAATCTGCTGCTGATATGGTTTCAACTAAGACAACCGCAGTTGAGCCGAAGCAAGAGAGAATTTGGACTGAAAGGGAAATTGCTGCAATGTCTATACATGAGTTTGACAAGTTTGAAGACGAAATTAGTCAAGCTGTTGCAGATGGCAGAGTAGTAAAACAATAACTTTTAATTTTAACTTTTAAGGAGTAAACAAAATGGCATATAATCAATCAGACCAGTATTTTGAGCCAAGCACAGATACTGATGCCAACTTTGCGAACTCCGTAAGTGGTCAAAATAATTCGTTTTTTCTTCCTGCAGTCTACTCTAAAAAGGTTCTAAACTTCTTTAGAAAGGCTTCAGTGATAGAAGCGATCACCAACACAGATTACGCTGGTGAATTATCCGCTTTCGGAGATTCTGTAAAGATTATTAAAGAACCTGAAATTACTGTGTACCAATATGAACGTGGTGCTGACGTAACTCAAACTAAGCTAACCGACCAAGAGCTTACTCTTGTTGTAGATACAGCTAACGCATTTAAATTCAAAGTGGATGACATTGAAAGTAACATGTCTCACGTGAATTGGCGTGAAGTTGCAGCATCTTCAGCAGCGTATTCTCTTAAAGATGCTTTTGATGAGGGCGTTCTTGCTACTATGTTCTCAGGTGTTTCTGCATCAAGTCCTAACCACGTGTTAGGTTCTGATAGTGCTACTGATCTAGCAGAAGGAACATTTGACGGAACAGGTAATCTTGATATAGGTTTTGGATCATCTGAACATGATCCTATTGATGTTCTAGGGCATATGGCTCGTCTTCTTGACGATCAAAATATCCCTGAAGAAGGACGTTGGTTCGTAGCATCTCCGGATTTCTACGAAGTTCTGTCTAAAACAGCATCGAAACTTTTATCTGTTGATTACAACGCAGGTCAAGGTTCAATCAGAAACGGTCTAGTAACTTCTGGTAAGTTGCGTGGATTCAGTATGTACAAGTCAAATAACATTGCAAGCACATCTAATGCTGCTGGTAAATGTATTGCTGGTCATATGAGTTCTACAGCGACAGCTCAGACTATTACAAGTACTGAAGTATTGCGAGATCCTGATAGCTTTGGCGATATAGTACGAGGTCTTCATGTTTATGGAGCTAAAGTACTACGCGCAGGCGCATTAGTTTCAGCTTTCTACGGTATCGACTAATACTGAAACAGATTCGGGGGCGTAAAAACCCCCTTTTCTTTCTAACATTCACTAAACAATTTAAACAGAGGTAAATAAAATGGCAGCAGTCAATATAAGAGATACAGGACGGAACTCAGCTAGAACAGTAGATGTCCGTGAGCTTGCTACTAAAGTACAAAAACCCTCAGATACAGAAGCAATAACCGCAGCTAACACAATTACAGCAGCAGAATCGGGTACTCGTTTCGTAATGAACACAGCTACAGCTAGAATCCAAACTCTTCCTTCTCCAGCAGCAGGATTAGAGTATTGGTTTTATGTTGGAGCAACAGAGCCTACAACTTCACATACAATAGTCACAGCATCAAGCGCTAACATTATTGTAGGTAACGTATCTTCTCCTGAAGATGCAGCAGGTGATGTAGCTACAGTTACAGACGCAGATACTATTTCATTAGTGGCTAGTAAAGCCGTTCATGGAGATTATGTACATGTGTGGTCTGACGGTACTAACTGGTATCTAGATGGTCAATGTAAAGTACAAGACGGTATTACAACAACTCAAGCTAGTTAATAATGCCACAACTAGGCAATGACAAAAATCCTATGATCCTAAATGGCTCTAAGAAACAAAAAAGTACTAGAGTCTTAGGATTATTAGGTCAAGCATATTCTGGAGAAGCAAAACAGAACTATCTTGATAATTATGATCGTATATTTGGTAAGAAAAGGAGCAGAGACAATGCCTGAGTTAGGATACGGTAAACAAGTTAAGTATAAAGATATTACAGATATGGAAGGCTATTATCAAAATTCTGAGGATAAACAAAATCGTCATTCAGATAATAGACAAGATGTTAAATCAGATAAGAAATAATGGCAACTACATATCTAACATTAGCTAACGAGACTCTACGAGAACTCAACGAAGTTCAATTAACATCATCAAACTTTTCAGGCGCTGTAGGAATACAGGCGTTTGTTAAAGAATCTATTAATAGATCTTTGAATGATATTGCAAACGAAGAGCCTCAGTTACCCTTCTTTGCTGCTGCAGCTAGTGGTGGTACAGATCCTTTTTATGGTAACGTAACCGTAGCATCT